CGGCCACCACCCCCCCCCCAGAACAGAAGCCCAAATGAAGAACGACGATGTATGCTGCGGGCTCATCCTGCAGCAGATAGTGTTTGAGTGGGGGTTTTGCCCCTACTGCGGTGATGCCCTCCCTGAGTGGGCGTGTCAATGGCCGGGGAATAAAGTATGAGCAGAGAAGGACCTCGAGGACCTGGGCGCTGCACCCGATGCGGAGCTGAGGGCGTCAACCGCGCCACCTGCACCGGAGATAAGACGAGTCATGAGGAGCTAGGCAAAGGATACACCGGCCCCCATCTCAACACCGGAAACCCCTCCGGCAATCAATACAAGAAGGAGTATGATGATGTTGATGTTGATATCGATGCTGCAGCGCAAGAAGTGGAAATGGACTCCTCCGAATATTTCGAAGGGGAGATAGTCTATACCCCCCCTGCCCGCGTTCATAATTTGGTGAAAACGACGATGACCTTCATCACCTCGACCCCGATAGCTCTAGAAAACTGCACTCGACTCGCAATTCAAGAAGCTGACCTTGAACACATTTGGCTCGACACGGAGTTTTTGGATGTGGAGGTTTGAGCAAATCATTCCCGAATCACCGAGGGCATGGAAAATATGCCCCCGATGACTATCGGACCCCTGAAGATCTGTACGAGGGTCTCAATCACCGCTTCGGGCCGCATACTTTGGACGCTGCAGCCAATGAACAAAACGCAAAGTGCTCCGATTACTTCACGGTCGAAACGAACGGTCTCTTTCAGAAATGGTCCGGGAATGTATGGTTGAATCCGCCCTGGCACTCAATCGACCCCTGGGTCGACAAAGCTATCCTCTCCGCCGAAGAGGGGGCGACGGTGACCCTCCTACTGCCATGTCGAACCGGCACGAAGTGGTTTGGAAAAGTCATCAAGAGAGCTGACTCCATCCACTTCATCCGGGGCCGGGTTTCCTTCACGGGGCCACACTCCCCGGAGGGCGGTAAATCCATCGAGGACTCCTTTGTTGTACGCATAACTCCGCCCTGGCTCCTCGGAAAACATCCGGCCTTCCACTTGATGAATAATCTCGGAGAAGCAGTCACCGAAGAGGGTTGGGTCTCAATATGAGTAGACGTATTCCTAAATCTGTTTCGGTTTCATTCTTAGTCAACGAGCTGATAGACAAACACTTTTCCATCCGAGGACAATTTTCCGCCTTCGTACGTGCTGCAGTGATCGACCATGACGAACGGGTCACTAAAGGAGGGGGCGCACATAGGCCCATAGAAGCCCTCGGACTCTGTAATGCTATGAGACGCCCTACCTGCTCGATATGTTTCCCAGAGGGCCCTCCTAGCCGTGAAAATTGGCTCAAATTCATGGCCCTCGTCGGACCGACCATTCGAGACCCTACCTACGAAATCCCCGCGAACGGATATGACCCATTTATCGCCCAGGAAACTGAGACCATGCTCAAATCCATCGACCCGAAGCCCGCATCCCCTCGAGTCGATGAAGTGACCGGAATATTCCCGGTTCCACTGACTCGTATCCAACGACTCCGTCGTTGGATTTCCGCATTCTAGCGGTGTTAGAAAAAACACCGTTTTAGTCGCTCGTTTTCCTGGGCGCAGTCAAACCGATATCCGGAAGACAGCTCGTTCCGGTATTCGGACTTTCAAAAAAGTCGATTATGGGGCTTCAAGTAGGGGGTCATCGCCTCTGCAGCGACCATGGTCACATCGTAACTAGCTAAAATCCGCCACCGCCACCGTTGCCGCCGCCGTTGTGCGAATCCCCGGTCACGAGGTCTTCTCCTATTGCCTCGAGCGCATTCATCAGACCTATGAGACCGGAAACAATACCAATCGTCGTGCCAGCACTCAATGTCGAATCAATCCCCTCAAACATTTCATCGCTCGCCTCATCGATGCCCTCATAGGCAGCCTCTCCGACCTCTACCGCTGCTGAGCCCAGGACGGACCCGATGATACCTCCCAGGGGTCCTGCCACAAACAGTCCCAGGAACCCCCCAATAGTCGCTCCCGCTAAATTTTGCGTCTCGAGCCAATCCCGAAGTCCATCAGGAGTCATGTCTGCAGTTATGGCTCGCCAATCCGGGTCAAGGAGCTGGTCGAGCTTGAAAGCAATATATCCTGCTAGGCCCAGGAGGAAAACCGGGTTGCTGATCACGCCCCCCAGGGTTTGACCTATTTTCCCGAAAGTATAGCTCCATTGAGCGTCCTGAAACATCTCGCGCTCCTTAGCACCGAGTGTAAGGCGGTATTCGACTACCTTTTTGCCGTCTACGGGCAATCTAGGCAAAGGGCACAACCCCAACGTCGGACTCTGCTGAGACAGCTTTGTGGACTACGGTTCCGTTCTGATTGATATGGGGGGTCACTACGAGCATACAGTTAGGCGGGATGGTGATTGAACCCGTCCCCCATGCACCTTTAGCCGCTAGGGGGATGAAGACTAAAGGATTTAATTCGGTCGTACTAGTGAGATCCGCATTCGGAGAACCGAGAGGGAACGTGATATTATCTGCAATCTGAATCTGCCCGGCCGTATCCTGCGTTGCGGCGGTTGATGGGATGATAGACCATACGGGAGTCGCCGCCGCCGTATTAGTTCCATTGTAGGACGATAGCTGAAAGACGAGTCTAGGTTTCTGTCCCGTAGTCAAAACGACGGTTCCATAACCCAGGTCCGTCGTCGCTTGGGTCACTACGGTCGAATATCGCCAATTGGAATACATCCAATCACCGTTTATCCGCCCATCGCATTATCTCACGCATGCGCTTGATACCCATCAGCTCGGCTTCATAGAGGGTCTTAGTAGCCTTTTTTATTTGACTTCGCTCTGTGGCAGTCGCAATTTTCAAGCGAGCCTTTGCCCTTCTAGAAATCGCCATCAAGCATCCGTCCTGAACACCAATCGACTGTTCAGGGCCACGCTTGCTCGCGTTGGGTGAAAGGTTGCAGCGCAGTCACCGGCTCCCGCAGTAAAGGCAACACTCGCCGTCGGGACTCCTGAACCGTCGAGGAGATAAACGGGCGACGTTAGCTCCGCATCGTTAGCTCCGGCCGTCGCGAACCAATGGGTGATGGTCCTACCCTGGAGTGTGATTCCAATGCCCTGGGAGTCGAGGACCGATACTAGCTCATGTTCGCCGGCCCCTGCCGGAGTGCGTTCGAAGCAGTGATATTCGCCGTTCGAGCAAGCGACCGAGACCGAAGCTTGACGATCTGTCCCAGCGTTGACCATCGTGATAATTTGGTCTCCGGAGTTGATTTGCTTTGGATAGGGTAGAGGGGCAGGGAGACCACAGTTTCCCCCCGAGGTCCCTGCACCTCCACCTAGCGGGAGAGCTAATTTTATTTTGCCGGCACTTCTCACGAAGCAGTAGGATACGTCATTCTCTGCCTGCAGACCAGCTCTGGTCGCGACAAAGTTTCCATACTGTTGAGCGGCGAAGGTTCCGAAGACCTGGCTCGAGCCGACAAAATTTTGGTCCGTGAGGGTCTCCTCTTCGGTCCCCTCAGTTTGAGCGGTGTTGAGAAGGGGCACTATTCCTCCTTTTCCGGAGATTACAGTGCCATAGCAATTAACATTCGCCATCAGAGCCTCACTCCTGCACCAAGTGCTGGTCGGATGATATTCGAGTTAATTGAGCTGATTGGTTTTCTCAAAAGTCGCTTCCCGACCTTAAATGCGACCGAGGTCGAAAATCCTGCAATCGCCATTGGAATAAGGTTGTTGGTGAAATTCATTCCCATCGCAGTCAGAGCTGTCCCTGGGTTAGTAGCTAGGTCGGAGAGGCTAATTTCTTCATGCCCGGAGACTTCGGAAGTGCCTCCACCGTTCTCTCCTGTGGACATTTGAAGAAATTGGCCCTGAAAAGACCCTTTGAGATCCGCGTCGCCGGAAATGAAACCCCAGGGCGACGTCCCTGCTATTCCCTCGGTGAGGATTGTAGCATAGGCGAGTGATTCGAGAGCGCCGAGAATACTGAAAGAACGTCGGGAGCGTCGACGCTTAGTCTTTCTCCGGGCCATGTAGCCTTAGCGGGGCATTACCTCGCCTATAATCTAAGTGGTGAATTTGCCGCCAGGGTCCCGGACGATTTCTTGAATAGGGGCGGAAGCCCCCATACCGCCAATTTTACTGCTTAACAGCTCTGCGAGGGCCATTTGGACGGGGTTCGGGGGCTCAAAATCTCCGATACCTTGCTCGATTAGCGCCTTCAAAGCTTGGCCGATCTTAGAATCTAGGTCTTCAAGCTCCAATCGTAGAGTTATAACGAGCATTCTCACCATAAAAACGCCGAGCAGTATGTCGAAAATAACCAATCCTACTATGACAAGCGCCCAATCCATACCCCAACACCACCCCAACCCGGCCCTAAAACCTTTCATTAGTAGTAGTAGAGTAGATTATAGATAGATAGATAGTAGTATAGTAATAATTACCTATGGATAAGTAATAAATACAGTTAAGTAGGGTTAGCGAGTGGGATGAGCATGGACGGCCACCACCCCCCCCCCAGAACAGAAGCCCAAATGAAGAACGACGATGTATGCTGCGGGCTCATCCTGCAGCAGATAGTGTTTGAGTGGGGGTTTTGCCCCTACTGCGGTGATGCCCTCCCTGAGTGGGCGTGTCAATGGCC